CGCTCTTGAGAACTCCATACGATTAACTAATTTCAAAGCACTCCCTTTTCGATCAATACCCACATATCCTTCAGGAGCAGTTACTTCAAATCCTCTTGCTGTCCGTAGGAATGTTCCTATATTACTCGCTTGGTCTAATTTGTCAACAACTATTTCTTTCGCTACTATTATGTAGTTCATCATCGTGAAGATGTTTTCTAGATTCTTTTTATTTGAATTAGAAAAGAAACTTAGTATCTCATCACGCTTGTCTGTTTGTTTCGCCTTACCTTGTGGCGTCTTCCTTTTCGCTGCTTCTTTTCCATAGAATTCAGTAATGTAGTTAACAAGATCACGGACATGAGCAGAAACATTAGTAATTCGTTCACCTTTGCGCACCTTTGTGTTGTAGTGAGTTTTTACTTTCTGAAGCAGTTCGGGATTGTCAGATATTCCATTAAGTGTTTTAGCATCAAGTTTTCTGAATATTTTCCCAGCGTCGGAAAGTAACTTGGTGATTCCTGAAGTCTCTTTCTTTGTGAATGTAGCATTACCTGATACATCTTGGAACATAGCATCTACAGACCAAACATTCTTGCTATTTTTAAACTTAGAAGCAATGTTTTTACCAAATGATGCACTCATGTTTTCGAAAGAGTCGCCTGTATAGGTTGTATGCCAAACAATACCAATTTGTGATTGACGTATAGTTCTGCCCAACTCTGATGCGAATGGGACTGCATACATGATAGTATTAGGATGGAATGTAACCATCTTCTCACCATCGACTGTTTGTTTCTTTAAATCAGATCTAGAGTATAGTAGATCTCCTTGATACACACCTTGAGTGATACCAAGTTCTGGCAAATACTTTAGTGTCAATGATAGTTTCTTTGCTAGATCGCCAGAGGTATCTGCCTTGACCTCTGCTTCGGTCTTGTATATCTTAGGATTCTTATTGAAGATACCCTTCTTAGCAACAAAGAACTTTCCGTCTGTTGGGTCAATACCTGCAAAAATAGCAGGCGCACCGTCCCACTTTACGGTGATGTCAACAGGAGAATCACTGCTGCCAGCGAGCATATCGCGTAAACCTCTGAGGAGATTAATTGCATCTCTTGCTCCTTTTACACCTGCGTTGAGGACAGCATCCTCTAGGTGTTCCATGTGAGTGTTTTTTTCTTCAGTTATAAATGCTTTAAATTTTTTCATTTTTTCTTTTTGAATAATTGTTTAAAGTTTGCAGTTGCCATTGCTTGGAACTGTGGATTGGCAGTATAACTTCCTTTGTATCGTATTTCAATATCAAGGAGTGGAACGCCATCTGAAGAAATGGTTAAAAATACTTTCGCAGCACCAGCTTTGGGTTCCCATGCTTGCAATTTACCTGATGTTCTATCTACTGTCAACTTAGAATCGTATACGTCTTTGAGTGCATCGATAGTTTTTATCAGTTCACTAGTTTTTGCATCTTCAACAACAACCTGATCGCCTTTCTTTCTACCAATACCAGTCAACAAGTAAAATGTAAATTCACCACCTTCAAAATATCCTTCGAGGTCTGTTCGGAATACTAAATTTAAAAATCCAGCAACGAACTCTTGTGTATTCTTAGCAATAAGACTTTCCGCTCTACGAAAGAATACATTTCTTGGATTTCTTAATAGATTAGACCATTCTTTTGTTGGCACACCATTGATCAGTTTATTGCGATCCTTATCACTCATTTGAGAGATTTGTTTTCTTGTATGTTGACCTTTATAATATTTTTCTAAACCAAAATTAAAAAATAGATCTTTAGACTTTTCTAATTGTGCTACGTCACTAGAACTCATTATGTCTTTCAACAAAGATTTCTCACCAGTAATAGGTTTGTTTATGAGTGTTGGGTCTGCTTCTTTTGTAGCACCTTTTTTCTTTAGCGAAAATCCATAAAATTTACCATTACTGCTCTTCACAACAATGTCCGAAGAGTTGTAGTCTTTGATGTTACCAATTTTAGGATTATATTTTGCTATGTCTTTATGCCATCCTTGACCTGTCCAATATGCTTTCACTGGATTAGGAACTTCTTTTAAGATAGCATTAGATGAAGATATTGCAGTAGCAAGATCATTGAAGTTTGAGTCAAACTGATCTAACAATTCTGGTCTTCCAGAAGCACCTTGAACCTTATTAAATTTCTTTTTAGCATTATCAATGACTTTTACTGCTTCTTCAGTTGATAACGTCCCACCTTTGTATTTGTTTAGTACAAGAGCAGCAACCATAATCTCTTGGGTGCTTTCTGATATTTTTACGCCACCTTCTCCAACAGAACCATCTCCGATTTTCGTAGTTCCCCATGGAATCTTCAAACCGTTATCTTCTATCCAAGCAAGAATATCTTTTATATCGTCAGTAAACTCTCGTCTTACTTTTACTTGTCCTTTTGAGTTAGAAACCATGACAAGTTCTGATCCTGATTTGTTTTGCAAATATTTTACAAGTTTGTTAACGTCTTTATTATCAGTATCAGAAGACGCTATGCCAATGTTGAATGCACCTTCTATTAAGTTTATACTTTGATGTTCTGCAAAAGACTTCATATCAGATCTCTATGATTATTAGTTTATAATCTATTTATACAAAAAAATGCCCTTCCGAAGAAGGGCAAGGGTTCTACTAGGAGATAACTTATTGGAGTGGACGACAGGAATCGAACCTGCATAGAAGGATTTGCAATCCTCTGCGTAGCCATTCCGCCACATCCACAAAAGGGAGGGGGTCGATAATTTTGCATTACCGTTTTATCACATGACAAATTGATTTGAGAGAGAGAGAGTTGTCTTGCGCCCCATAAGATGTTTCATTAACCATACTTCTATTATCGTTGTTTTAAGGTCTCTTGTCAAGTTTTTTCTGTTTATCCTCTGCCCACTTCTTTTCCCAGTAACCAGATGGATATTCTTCCAAGTATGACCAATTGTTATTAGTTGTATCATCAAAGATTCCAGTATCAGTTGCCCACATTTCAAACAATCCTCTCTCCAAACCATTTGCTTCTACTTCCCATGGTTGCATCCAGTAATCGGTTTTATCGTGAGGATAATTCTTACCCTTAAATCGAGTACACATTACACCTTTGACAGTTACTTCGCGCATGTCATTTTTAGCATACTGAGAAACATGCACTAGTTCATGACATAGAGATTGTAACATCGGTCTCAATTTAAGTGAAGAGTCTATTCTAACTGTATAGAATTTTGGTCTAACTTCACCCCAATCATCTGGTGATGCATCTCCATACAAATCCTCTTTGTGGAATAGATCTTTCTTGAGTTCCACAGTAACTTCGAGCAAATTGTAGAGACGAGTGGAAACAAGTTTTTTCATACAGTATTGGGTTATTTCAGAAACCCATTCCTTCTGATACTTCTTTCCACCTTTGGGGTGGCATTTCATTCTGCGAACTTCAATGCTTCAAGCATATCATTAGCATGAGCGATCTTTTCCAATTCCTTTTCAATTGTTTCTGAAAAATCAATATGTTCAGCAACACCTTGAGGACTTGCTAGAAATATATCGATGTTGCATTTAGCAATTTGCATTTGATTAATATATTTTGCTTTTAAATTGTCAATAACTACTTTTTTCATTTTAATCCTCTTTGTTTTTGTGTTTAGTTTTACGAGTGTACTTTGTACGATCTTTTTCTACCCGAAGTTTATATAGTCCTTGACGATCCAATAGTTCTTTGGCGTAAGGATTGCGACGCTTCAATCTGTTGACAACGGAGACCATTAGAAATTTCTAATGAGTGCATTGGCAAACCAAACAGTACATTGAAATCCTGATGACTTAGCATTTTCAATTGCCTGTTCAAGAGTATCAAAATGTTTTGAATAACCAAAGTTATAGAAATCAACTTTATACATTATGCTAACTCCTCAGTTTGTGTAAGATTGAAAACAGTGAAGAACTTTGGTACACGTTTCACTTTTTCTTTACCAGTTTTTTTATCAACCTTCTTAACAGTAACAATACGCTTCAGACCAATACCTTTCTCACCTTTTTTCACAACACGACCAACATCAAGTGCCTGTTTGAATGTCATGAAGTTAGGATCAACGAACTCGGTCTGTAAAAGAATCACAAGGTTTTCACCGCTATAAGTATTTCCAGTTACATAGTTTTTCATTTTTTTCTCTCTCTGTTTTCTTAATCAATACATACGATTATACTCCGATTAGAAAATAAATCAAGAACTAAATTGCCTGCAAAAACAACAACTTAGAGAACGGAAGGGATAAGTTATTGATTCTACAGGCATTTTAGTTTATACCGTTTTGGAATATAGACTTCTGTCTTTATACCTTTAGAGTGTTAAATTTGCTCTTATTAGAGACTCTCTCGGGTCGCTCTCGGTCACCGAATGTATTTACTGGACCAGTATCGTCTACGTTGATAAGATCCTCCTGAGCACTCTGCTCGACGTCGTAGAGACGCATTTTAGACCTATCTATACCTAATACGAACCTCTTATGAGTGTTTGGATCACCATATCTGTTCTTCAACTGTTTCACAAGCACCTGATTGAGATTATTCAGTTCCTCGGTGGATATGATAGCAAGCATGAAGTCAGCAGTGGCAGGTAGACCGAATGATTCAGAAGTATCCTCTAGTCCGACATCTGAGTTACTGAAACCTGATCGAGTCGTTTGAGTAGCAGACCAGATTGGCAAGTTCTGTTCAACAGACAGACCACGGAGCTCCTCGGCAATAGACTTGATATAAGTGTAAGTGTTTACCGAACCACCCATCTTGATACGACTCGAAGCACAGATGTTTAGATAATCAATATAGATGATATCAGGTTTAAATTGCTTCTTGAGTTTTAGTTCATTGATCAGATGACGGAAGTGACCAACATTGGCAGCTGCAGTCGGATACTCTTTGACGATTAGTTTGCCTGTTGTTTTGTTCTTTACGCGATTGATCTTCTTATCATAACTCTCTTTAGGAAGTTCTGCAAGTTCATCAAGCTTGACGTTCAGTAGATTAGCATCGATACGTTCAGCAATCTTTTCCTCTGCCATCTCTAATGTAATGTAAAGTACATTCTTACCATCAAGCAGATTAGCAGATGCCATATGACACATTGCTAATGATTTACCAACACCAGTACCAGCGAGGATAATGTTTAGTGACTTCTTTGGAACACCACCTTTAGTGATTGCATTAAGATATTCCAGATCGAAAGGAATGCGCTCTTCAACACGATGATAAAAGTCAAACCGAGCGTCAGAGTTATCAAAAAGATCGTGACCGACATTAGGATCAAAAGAGACAGCAAGTGCGTCACTAAGTAGAGAAGGGATTGCCCCTTTGTCTTGCTGTCCATCTCCGTCGATGATTTGTATTGATTCCATGATCGCATTGTAGATTGCCTTTTCTTGACAAAACTTCTCGGTTGTTTGTACCAACCAATCTTTGTCATCTTTATCTTCGGACTTTAGATCACCGACATACTTTGCAATCTCAGCAAACTGATTGTCATTGATGTTAGATCTATTATCAAGCTCAATCGTCAGTGCCTCACGAGAAGGCAGTGTATTGAATTTAGTAATGAAGTTGTCTATCTCTTCATAGACAATTCGTTCATTTACATCTTGGAAGTATTGCGATTTTAGATATGGAAGAGTTCTTCTTGCGTAGTCCTCATCCGTTATTAGATTCTTCAGTATTAGATGTTCCGTTCTCATCTGTTCCCTTTACATTTTCAAGTTGCTCATCAAGTATATTCACAAGTATAGCACCCATTATACTACGATCTTTCTCATCAGTCAAGTTTAGATCATTTGGTTTTGATACAACTGCGGTTTTAAACTTTAAAACTGCACCATCTTCATCTTGTTCCTCAGTAATACTCACAGTTTGATATTGATAGATGAGTCCCTTATACTCGCCATCTTTTATCTTAATACACCAATGGTCATTATCGCCATCTTGATGATCAATCAATTCAAACTCAGGTGCTGCCATTTCCATCATAAACTCCTTTTTCAATTACCCATCTTGGTGGTATCTTCCATAAGTTGCAAACCAATGATCTTCTCACACCTTTTGTTACACGTGTCACTCTGTGTACACAAGAGGGATCAAAGATAATCAATCTGTTGGGAACAGGTTGTATTCTTTCTAAATCA